ACAGGGAGCCTGCTGGGCGGGGGCACCGCCGTGGAGCTTCTGCCAGCCTTGGTAGCCGTTGGACTCAGGGTTGGGGGTCAGGAAGTCCTGAACCTCATTCTTGTCCTCGTAGCCATCCTTGCCCTTGGCGATCTTGATCTTGATGGCAGCCGTCTTGCCGTCGAGCAGGCGAAGCATCTCGCCGAAGTCGGCGCCGTTGTAGCGGTTGTAAGAGGCTTCGTCGCCGATGGTGAACAGACCGGAGGCCTCGAACAAGCGGGTCAGGGACGTGATGCCCATCTTCTTGCCGCCGTCGGAGTTGTTCTCGTCCATCGGGTTCATGATGACGGTCCAGACCTTGCGGCCGGTGAACTCGCCTTCCGAGATCGTCAGCTCGAGGCTGCCGTATTCTCCGTTGGTGCGCTGGGACCGCTTGATGCCCTTCACGGTGAGAACCGCGGAGGCGAGCGTGCCGTTGGGGATGAGCTGGAAGGAGCTTTCGCCCTTACCAGACTGGGGGTTGAACATGTTGTGCATGATTTTGGTGTATTTGGGTTTTAGGACTGCTTAGTGGGCAGAGTGGTGACGATGTTCACGTCGAGGCGGAGGCCTTCGCGGATCTTCTTGATGAGCTGGCCGAGGTGCGGCGGCTCGAGGAGCTCGAGGCGACCGGAACGGTCCTTTGCGGGATACCCCCAAGGGTTCTGCTGGTGGCAAACAAGCGCACGATACTGGGTCTTGCCGTCCTCGGCGGTCATGTTCTGGAGAGTGATAACCTGGTCGAACACGCCGGGGAGCTCACGGCCGGTCTTGGAGCCCTCGATCTGCGGCTCCCAAGTGACACGGCGAAGGTCGTCCTCGTGCTTATCAAGGATACCGACGACAATGATGGACTTGGAGGAGTGCTGAAGATGGGTCAGCCAGCGCATCATTTCACGGCCAAGGAGGCCGTAGGCTCCTCGGGTGTCGGGCTTACCGGTCTTTTCAGACATAGCCTCAGGCTGGATCTGGGACCACTTGAAGCACTCGCGCGAAGCGACAGTGATGGAGTCCACGAAGATGGTGTCGTACTTCTCGAGATCGACGCCAATGCCATTGAACAGCTCGACGGCCTTCTGGTAGACGGCGGCAGAGTAGGCCCCGGTGGCGTCGGACGGATCAGGTCCGCCGACATAGAGGGCAAGCACTCGGGCAAGCTCCCAAGGGTGGCAACCAAGGGCAGCAGCACCCTTGCGCATATCGAGAACGTCGCCAGCCCAGTCCTGAATGGCCAGCGTGCCGGCCTCGAGATCCACGAACAGGGTGCGCTGGGGGTCCAGCGTGCGAGCGAGAGTCGTCTTGCCGACCCCGGAAGGGCCGAACAATGCGATGTTGATTTTAGGGACGGCTTTCAGGCGGTCGTCCGCGCGGATGATTTTGAATGACATGTCGGTTTTTGTGGGAAATTATGCCTTAATGGGCTTGGTGAAGTCTTTGAGGATCTCGAAGATGGCCTCCTTGTTGGAGTAGTATTCCATCTCAGGGCGGCTTCCCCTTTCGGCGAGGACAACCTCGACCTCAAGGCCACGGCCCCCCTTCCAGCTAACGAAGATGCGTTCGCGGGTATGGTTGGTCTTGTTCACGAACGTGAAAACGCCGAGGTCCTGCGACCGATCAGCGTAGGTGTAGGGCTTGATGCCTGCGGTGCGCAGCTCGAGTTCGATCTGGTTGTGGATTTTCTGGACCTCCGTGAAGGTGTCCGGAACCTTGATCCACTTGTCTACTAGTGTGTTTTTCATGGTATGTATTGGGTAGGGAAAGTTAGAGGGGAGGGAGAACAACAAGCTCTCACACATCGCCGGCAAACAATCCGCATGCGTGGATGCGGAAACAAACCGGTTGGATGCCCAAAAGGCTCCCCAAAGGATTACTCGGCGCTGAAAACGATTTTGGGGCTGGAGTATTCCACGGTGCGGGCGGGCACAATGGCGGCCATCAAGGCGTCCTCAGTGATAGACTTGTAGGTACGCTCGGGGACCGAGAACTCGATCTTAAAGACCTTCTCGATCTTCTCCCAAGGCATCGTGGCGGCAACAGCCTGGAGCTTCTTGGAGTCCCACTTGACCTTGGGCTTGATCGCAAAGGTCATGCGAACGCCGTCGAACTCGCGGGTCATTTCGCCGTCGTGCTTCCCGGCGGCCTTGAGCTCGGCCATGAAGGCGGGCTGGTATCGGCCGAGGATTTCCTCGTTGATAGCATCAAGGACCTCCTTCTGGTAAGCGATGGTTTGGCTAATATCCACGGCCATTTCCTTAAGCTCGTGGACGGTTTTCGTGCTGAACGTGATGGGTATGTTGCTCATGTCGGTCTAGGCAAGATGCCATAGCCGAGATAGGCGTCAAGGTCGTCTTGCAACTATTTTTGCGTGTGCATGCAACCCCCTGATAATCAACGCAATTTAGACTTACCGCCTGCCGCCTTTGAGGCCTTTATCTCGGCGTCACCCTTAGCACGAACATACTGGAGCACGAAATCACAGACTTCAGGCCCGGCATAAGAGAGGGCGCCCACGACGGCAAACTGAAGCCCGGTGGCATGTATGTATTCACGGATCACCATGGACGAGAAGAAGCCGATGATACATGCGATGCCAATCCTTCGTGCGATGTATCCAACGGATTTTCTTTCACGATCAGCAAGAAGCCTTGCGGTCATAGCTCCAGCTCCAAGCGCAGCTGAAGTTATGCCGTCCTTCATGAGCTGATTAAACTGCTCTGGATCACTTGGCGGAGGAGGACTCATTTATTTTGTCTCTAATTTGATCCCACGCAAACCACAGCACCAGGCATAGGAGTATTGAAATAAACCCAATAAAAATGGGCATGAAATAGACGTTCTCATAGAGCATTGGAAGTGCACCGATGCACGCACCGAGGGCGAGCGCAGCGCCAGCCCTTACATACTGTCCTGTTAATCCCATGACGAGCGCGGCGATCAGACAGATACCGGCGCAGCCTCCAAGTATCAGCTTGTAGACGTTCCTTGTCCCTTCTTCCTCAACGCGCTTTACTTCTCCTTCGAGAAACGCGATCTGCTTGTTCGCCTTTTCCATCTTATCAGCGTTCACTTTCGCCTGATCGTCTACCGCCTTCCAGTCGAGCTCTAGCTTGGCGAGAAACTTCTTCGCAAAGGCCGACTGTTCGGAGTACGTCTTTTCATCCGCACGAGCCGCACGAGCCAACGCGAAATTAACATCATCTTCACTGGGCTTAGGGAGGTACTCCTGGGCCAGCTTAGCTTCGGCCCTTACGACCGGCGGCTTGTCGGCATTTCGCTCTATCGCCACAAGCGCACCAGCCACACGGCCGTCCGCCTTTTCTTGAGCCTTCTCAACCTGCTTAAAGGGCTCGACCGACGGAGACGCGACGACCGGATCGGGGGCTGACTTGCAGCCAGCCAGCGCGATCAGGATTACGGCGAGTCTGAGCTTCACTTTACTATCTTTGCGGCAGCGCGAACCTTGGCCTCAGTCTCCTGAAGCTTCTTCACATTGTTGCGGTAGGACAGGGCGCCGACAGCAACGCCGGCGAGGAACGAGAGGGCAAGGAAGATGATCGTGGTCATGGTTTTACTTTAGCCTGAAGGTGTCAGGCGTCAATCCTCCACCCTGTTTCTTGCCATCCTGAGGCACGATTGCGTTCGTAAAGGCAGGAGCGTTTGTGGCCTGCGCTGCTACCGTTCCTAGGGCTGGGTGGATAGCAGACGCTCCAGCCACAATGCCACCCTTAAGGACAGGGACAGATGCCTTTGCGATGCTCTTTTTGGCGCCCGACATATCCTTACCTTCGGCGGCAGCTTCAAAGACCGATTTACCGGCTCGGGCTACATTGACGCTCATCTGGCCCACAGGTCCGCCAACAGCCTGGTCGCGCTTGATAGACTTCATGGCCTGCTCAAACTTAGGGCCAAGGAGGCCTGCGTAAGAGGTGGCATTGAGCCATTTAACGATCTCGGGGTCCTTCTTGCGCTTCTCGCTAGACTCGCTCGGGTAGAGCAGGTCCTTCAGCTCCAGCAGGCCTCGGTAGGCAAGGATGGACAACATGCCGCCGGCAACCGGTCCAAGCATGCGCATACGGTCGTACATCGAGTAGTTCTTGCCATCAGGGCTGAAGGCAAACGCCTGCTTGGTCATGTTATACATGCGGCTATTCACTTCGGCAGCGTAGGAGTAGCTGAAGTTCATAAGCTGGAGGTATGTCTTGCCAAGCGCACTGTCCTGGAACTCGGGCTTGTGGGCCCGGTTAGAGCGAACACTGGACTGCATGGAGAAGCGCACCATGGCCTCTTGGTGGAGCTTGGCCATCTTGTCGCTGCCAAGCATCATGGCCTTTCGCATATCAATCTTAGCCGCATCGAGCTTCTTCGTCCAATCGGCAAACTCAGCCTGATCCTCAGGCTTTATTCCGAGCTCGGAAAGCTGATCTGCGACCGACTGCTTGGAGTTAAGGCCAAGAGAGTTGGTCCAGTGATCACCGCGTGCCATGGAGCCGAGCTTATTTATGAAGCTAAACCCGAGCGCATGGGATGCCTGCTGCTTGGCGGTTTCGGATGCATCCATAAGGTTGGCCTTATAGATACGGTTCGTAAGCCAGCGGAAGCGGGGGTCTGCGTATTCTCCGTCGAGATCCATCGAGTGAGTGGTCATCCATGCGTCCTCTATGGAGTTGTGGATAGTGCCG